AAAAGTTCAACTGAGTTTTTACCTGTAAGTTCAGTTTGACCTTTACCAAACAAGACTTCATATTCTCCAGTTTTTTTCATAAGGAAAACTTGTTTGTCAAACTCTGCATTAAAATCATCTTGTCTTTGAAGTTCTCCTGTCTTGCCTTCGTATGTAGGATTATCAGCATTAGCATCTAACCAAGCTAAAAGTCTTTTTCTTAGGAAAGCTCTAGCTGTAATTGCTTTAGTTACATCTCCACCTAATTTTCCTGAAGATATAGTTTTATCAAAAGCATTAAAACTTCCTGAAATATATAAATCATCAAAATAAACATTACCTTCTAAATTTTGTGCATTTGGAATTACAGTTGTTTTATAAGATTTAAAAGTAGACATTCTTAAATCGCCATCTTTAAATCCTTTATAAGCTAAATCTGATGCTTCTTTATATTCTCTATTTTCAAGATGTTCTTCTATACGTTTAACAATATTTCCATCATCTTTATTACCACCACTATATTTTAAACTTTCTTCATATGCTTCTCCTGCAGTTCTTTCAGCATCAGTTCTTGCAGGGTCGTTAGTCCATTGCGATATATTAAAATTAGAATTATCTTTTTTAGATTGTTCTAAGAAGTTGTGAGTATTAACTGTAGCTAATTTATCTTGGTTAGCATCAAACTTAACAATTTCATTTAATTTTTCATTTTGTTTAGAAATAAGTAAATCTTTTAATTCTTGTTGTTTGTTTTTAAGTCTACCAATATCTGCAACTGTACCTGTGCCAGTTAATAATTTTTGTGGAATATTTTGAATTACTTTTAAAGCAAATTCATAATCATCTGTAGTTGTTATATAAAGTTCTAAACCATCAAAGATTGTATCAATAGCTCCTCTACCATCTCCTGTAGTGTTTAATAAATCTCCTATTTCTTTTTGTAAACCTTCAGAGATTTTATCCCATTGAGTTATACCGCTTTGGATTTCTCCTTCGCTTAATAGGTCTGTATCAAAATTTTTATATTTTTCTATTGTACCAACAATTCTATCTTTAATTTTACTATCAAAATTTTTATTAAATTCAGCTAATAGGTTTTGCTTATGTCTAGCTTCCATTTGCTGTCGGTAAACTGATGTTTCTTGGAAGAAACTTTTCTCTAATTCTTCTGGTGCAAAGAAACCTAATTCTTTTTCTTTAATATATAATCCAAGTTGCTCTTTATAAAATCTCTCAAAAGCACCTTCTGTAAGGTCTTTCTTAACTCCACTGCCATTATAGTTCTTCTCTACTCTTTCAGAAAACTCATTAGCAAATGAATTAAGTGTTAATTCTTTGTATTTCTCTAGGTAATAAGGGTTAGCTTCTTTACCTATTTCTCCATTTTTAACTGCATCTCTAAACTTACCTTTATTTTCAGTATATTCTTTTAATGCTTTAGCTCTTTCAGACTTCTTCATTTTAACTTCAGCACCTAATGATGCTTTTTGTAAGCCACCATTAACAAAGCTATCTAGTGAAGATGTAAATTCTTTTAAACCTGCAGGTAATGGTTGTTCTTGCGGTACATAAAATAAATTAAAGTCAGTTGATAAAACCTTTTGTTCTTCAGGAACAAGATTTAATTCAGGGTTTCGTCTTTCTCTTTTAGCCATTATGTCCACACATCACTGTTAGTGCTTTGAGTTTGTTTCTTCTTTTCTTTACCACTCATTAGCCCAGCGTTTTGTCTTTGAAATTCATAAGACATGTAAGTGTTGGCTACATTCAATGCTTGTGTAGCGAATAGTAAATTTGAATTTGGTGGTGTTAAATAAGTTTGTTGGCTCTCTTGTCCTAATTGAATTGCTTCTAAATTTCTCTCATATTGAGAAATATTAATATTCATATTATTTTGAATAGCAGTTTTGTAGTTACCTTCAGTTCTATAATAGTTTGCTAACAAAGCATTTGTTGAACCTGATATTGCTAACCCACCTGCATCTCCTACACCTGCAATATAAGAAGCTCTAGCTCTCCTAGCTTTAATAGTTCCTTTGTAATCTGCTTGTGCTGATTTTTCTAACTCTTGTCTAATTTTTAAACCTGCAGACGCATAACGCATATTAGCATTTTTCTTTGCCATTTCGTTTTGTCTTTGCTGTCTAGCAAATTCTGCTTTTTGTTGAGCCTTTTGTTGTTTGTATTGTAACCCTGCATTTGCAACTGTTACTACTGCCATTGTTACTGGGTCACACATATAATTATATTCTTATGAACTCATAAAATGGTTCATTCAAAACTCCATATTTTTGTTTGTTGATAAATTTGAAACCACACCATTTTAACCATCTGATGTGTAGTGAATTTCTACAATCCACGAAGTTCCATAAAATTTTGTATTTAGTATTTAAAAAATCTATAACTTTTTTATTTTCTCTTAAAAAAGTATATTGAATATCTTTTAATTTGTCGGTTGCTAATAACCATATTGCTCCAACATTATTTCCCACATCATTAATTCCAAATATTGCTACTGGTTCATTCTGTGGATTTACTATTGTAAAAGATATAGCTGAAAATTTATAACTTAAATGTAATGCTTCATAAGGAAACAAACCACTGTTAGCTAAAATTTCTCTTTTATCTTCGAACCTTAATCTTGGTGCTAAATATTTTATATCTTCAAGAGTTGTTAGTCTGAAATGACTATTCCCTTGATGATGCTGTAACATAATAGCCTTGCCAGTTTGCGTTAATAAAATTTGATGGTAAGTGGCTATTGTTTTTTAAAGTTATAGTTAGCTTGTCATTCTCTGACTGAACTGCAAATGTGTAATCTCCATCAGATAAATTAACTACTCCTAAAGCACCTGTACCTGTTGTTGTTCCTGTAAATGATGAAGTTGATGTACTTCTACCTACTGGCACTACTTCTGAAGTAAAATAACCAGTGTCATTATAGGAAACATTCCAATTTCTTATTTGTAATCTTCCTTCTCTTACTGAAATTCTAGAACCACTACTGTCTGCTACTTGAATAAATTGTTGTGAAAATTGAAATGAAAATTCATATTGTTCTCCAATCCATAGATTAGAGCTAGTTAAATTTCCTGAAACAACAATAGATGTACCTGATTGTGATACTATTGAAATCTCTTGTCCTGCTGTATTACTACCACCAACTCTACCAACAATTTTCATATTATTAGTTTTTGTATAAGGAATAGTAAATGTAGTTTGATTTGTTCCTGCGTTATATGCAGACGATACACCTGTACTATCGTCTTGAATTTTTCTGTCTAAATAAGTTAAATAAGTTGCAGAAGCATCTACTACTGCAGGAGATATATCTAAACTTTCTAAAAATACATCAGTTCCTCTTTGATTGACTATGTATAAAGTGTTTTCAATAAAATCTATATTTAAAATCTTATCTGTACTTGAAGTTCCAAAAGTCCATTTGTGCCATGCACTTTGTAATCTTCTGCCATCTTGTAAATAATATTGATAAACAAACAAAGCATTTTGGTCTGCACTGTTTGAAGATAATGCTATTAAAATATTTTCATTTGTTGCTGAAGCTAATTTAAAAACTCCTGATGGAATATATTTTGGTATGTTAGCTGTTGTGTCATCTTCTTGTTTTGTTCCAGTATCGTCTTTAACATAAAACTCTCTCATTCCTGTATAGCTACCTTTGTTAAAAGGAAAGAATACATTACTACCTGCACCTACTGGTTTACATGAAGTTGAAGTTTCATATTCTGTTGAAGTTTTAATAGCAACATTACCTGCTGTTAAAGAAGCTCCACCTGTAAGCATGAATTGTGTTTGGTCTGAAAATAACAATAGGTCTTCATCAAAACTTATTGCATGTTTAAGTATTGAAACTTTTTTTGCAGTTGATGCTACATCTATTGGGTCAGTATCTAAAGCGTCTGTAACTGTTTCTGGAAAGAAATGAAAAAATTCTCCACTTCTAGACATAATAACATTTTCATCAGCTATAAGACCTAATCTATTTCTATGAAAGAAAATATCATTTATCTTCTTACCTATAAAACTTGGGTCTGGTGCAGAATCTATATCTCCACAAACTCTTAGTCCCCATTCTGGTGTAGTATAATCTGTACCTGAAAGTGTGTAAGTTGTTCCATCTACTTGTGTAAATCTAAAATTACCATCTGCTGTTCTTATTAAAACATGTGGCATCAAATCTTTATCAATAGTTGTTTTAATTGATGGTGCTACTGTTTCTTCCCAAACATCATCTGAGCTACTATATTTTACATAGTAGTTATCAAATGAGTTTGATGCGTCTCCTGTAATTTCTACAACCATGTTGTTAATTGCAGGACTTGGCAAATCGGAAAAATTTTGAACTTTGGAAGCTATAATTTGTGAAGCATCATCTCCAAAACCATCACTAGCTGAAACTGTAAGTGTACCTGTTGATTTAACTATTGAGAAACTTGAAGTCCCTACATTAGTAAATGTAATATTACCTATAGTTCCACAAGCTGATTTAACTCCATCTCTAATACTTTCTGTATTTGTATTTGAACTTGTGAATGAGAATGTACTGCCATCAATAGTGATTGCATACTTTGTACTATTAACTCCTTGTAATACTGAATAAATAGCTTGTTCTACTTTAGCTGTGCTTGTTGTTGAAGCCATAGCACAAGTTTTGGTCTTGTTTAGAATGTAAGTGTAATCAGCAACAGTTACAGCAACAAAGTCTGTTCTTGGGTCTGATGATGATAAATAGTTAGATGCGTTTGTTTGCATCACAACTGATTTAGTTGCTCCTGCTATTGTTTTAACTTGGATTGCTCCATTAGTAATAACTATAATATATCTCTCATTCACATCTCTATTGATTGTATGAATGTAAGCATTGTTTAATGCTGATGTAGATATTGTTGCTAAATAATTAGTTGGCGGTCTTTTCTTTAAACCTTCTACTACAGAACTGTAACCATTAATTTGTGATGTAGCCTGACTATTTAGTCTTAGAATTTCAGGTTGTTGTGAAACCCCTTGAACCAAATTAGGTATGGTTCTACTGATTAATGGCATTATCTATTAACTATATATTTTTGTAAATCACTATCGAAGATGGTGTTGTCTCCTGTTTGCATTTCTGCTTGTTTCATAACAGCGAGACTTCTTGCTTCATCTTCTGAAGAAAATTTATGTAATGTGTTTGCACCTAAAGTTCTATCGTGAAAAACTCTAGCACTTCTAATTGTAATATATCTTCTTGCTTGTTCAGGAATATCATCAAAACCTAAAAGATAAATTAAAGTATTCTCTGTAAAATCTTGTGTGAATGTATTTAAGTTTGTTGCTAAATTAAAAAGATAACTTCCTCTTTGCACAACATCATAAGAAGATTTATCATATTTATTATTTAGTTCTACTCTGACAACATCAGTACCAATAGGAACTTTGTTATCGGCGTCTCTAGTTAAATCTACTTTATATTGTGTATTGAAATGCCAACCTGCTGATTGAACTTCTCTACTTATTTCATTTAGAATATTTTTAGCAGTTGTACCATCTACAGGTAAAGAACCTGTTAAGGTTGATAATGGAGCTTCTCCAATAGTACTTAAAATTGTATTGACTGCTTCTAACTCAGTCGTTCTTGTTGTGATTGTCATTAAATAAATAAGTCGTCAAAAAAACTATCAATTTTTTTATTAATGTTTTCTATAAATTTTTTTATGTATTTCATATTGTTTAAAACACAGGCGTGGATTGTCTGTGTTAATCTCCACGCCTATGATTTTGTTATAACTATTGAGCTATAATTCTTACTGCACTTTCAGGTCTCAGAATCCCGCTTCCCATTGCAAGTCTAGCTGTCATAAGATTTCCCAATCTTCTAGGGTCATAAGTATTTTCTAATACTAAATCTTTTAATTTTACGCTATCTACTGCACTTTTATGGAAAACCACAGCACCCACATGTTGAGCATCAACATTGTATGTGTTGTTAGTTCCTGAAATCGCTGATGATTGGTCAGTGAAAGCAGTTACAGCAGTGTTAGATTTAACTATTCTAACTCCACCTACCATAAGAACTTGACCTTTTGAGAAATCTCCATTGTTTGAAGAAAAGTCTCTAGATACAAGTTTATCTA